GGTGAGCCCAGAAAGGTTAGCCGGAGAGAATGGCTGCAAACGACTGAAAAGACCAAGTTTGCCCCTCATGTCGAAAGGTCTCCGACGACGAGCCAGGTGTCGCCTGCGTAGAGGATCAAAGACCCTGCCGAATACTGCGCGCGCAACTTTTTTCCAGGCGTCCCATTTACTGTTACGCCTGTCGCTCCGGTAACTGTCACCGCTCCGCTGTTGAGCCTCGCAACGTCAACGTGAGTGCCGGTCGCGAACGCCACAGAGGACGCGGCTGGAATCACCACGTTCACCGCACCGGTCGTATTGAACGTGACCAGCTTCCCGGCGTCGCTCAACACGAGCGTGTAACCTGTTGCCTGTGCGTTGAGCGTCTGCGATTCGCCAAACGATCCAGCTGCGCCAGTGGGCCCCGTCACGGTCGATGCCGCACCCTGTGCGCCTGTTGGCCCGACGTTTCCGGTTGGCCCGGCACTGCCCGTGGGCCCCGTTACGCTAGACGCCGCGCCCGTACTGCCGGTCGGGCCGACGCTGCCCGTGGGCCCCGTTACGGTAGATGCTGCACCTTGAGCACCTGTCGGCCCCGTCACGCTAGACGCCGCGCCCGTGCTGCCCGTCGGCCCGCGTTCGCCTTGCACGCCAATTTCGATCCAGTTGGAACCATAGCGGACGAAATAGCGGCCCGTACTGTCATCAAGCCACACCGCCCCGGCGTTGGTCAGTCCAGCCCCAGTCGGTGCCGTCGGGCCGGTCGCTGAAAATGCGATACCGCCTGTCGGCCCCGTAACGCTTGGCCCGGTGCTGCCCGCCGGGCCCGTCACCGTTGATGCTGCGCCCGTCGGCCCGTTGGAAAGGTCGATCCCGGTGGGCCAGCCGGTGACGGCGTCCTTGGGACCGTAGAGCAATTTGTTGCTACGGTCGATGAACAAGTCGCCCACGTTGCCGACGCCGCCCGTCGGCGCAGCGTTGCCCGCGAGCACCGGCGAGGCTCCAGAGGGCAATGAGAAAAACGGCATCGGCTACCTCACGGGTAATGCTTGCCGCCGACCTCGACCCAGAGGCCGCTGTAGCGCGTGTAATACTTGCCGTCGTCGGTGTCGAACCATGTGGCGCCCTCGCTCGCGGCCGCCGGCGCGGTGCCCGTGACGTACGCTTCGCCAGCACCCGCCGGGCCCGTCGGCCCGGTTGCGCCGATCCCGCCGAGGCTCGACACAAGGGCGCGTTTCGTCACGCCACCCTGGACGATCGGCACCAGGTCGGCACCGGTGACGCCGGTCGCGAGCGTGAGTTGGGAAATCTTTTTGGTAGCCATCAGATCACCAGCAACTCGCCGGCCTCGGTTGTGAGTTGTTCGTTGTTTTCCGATACCAAGAACGTCGCGCCCTGGTCGGTCGCGATCGTGTGGACCCGGATGATCGACCGGAACGCATCGCCGTAGTGCCACTCGGGCACACCACGGGGGCTCGTCACCTCGTACGTCACGAGGTCGCCGTTTTGCCCCTCGACGATCTCATCGCCACGCTCGGGCAGCCCGAAGGGCAGGTCCGCTGCGGAGATGAGGTAATCGCGAGACTCCCATTGTTCGATCACGCCGCTCTGGCTGGCAGCCTCAAAACTTGACCTCCCAATCGTCGCCACGATCTCGGCCGACTCGTTGCCGCGTGTGTAGGTGACCGTCGAGCCGGCGGCAGTTTTTAACTGCCCCGTCAGCCACGATGCACCTTGCGCCAACAAGTCGGCCACGAAATCCTCCTAGCAGCCCACAACGCCCCGGCGGCGCGGCAGGGTGAGGCCAGCGCCGGCCGGGGGTTGCGGTGTGGACTACTTGTTGAGGATCACCTGGACCGACGTGTCGCCAACGAGCCGAGCCTTGGCGAGCTTGCCGGCCGCGGTGCCCGTCGAGGCATGAGCCACGCCGGAGGTCGCGTACCAAGAGATAGCAGAGCCCTGGGCGCCGGTGGCACCCGTGGCGACCGGCATCTCGAACACGCCCTCGACAGCCAGCGAGCCGACCGCGTTGGCCGCAATGGCACGAGGGGCCACGCCGACGAGCGAACCGATCACGACCACGTCGCCCGCCGCGACTGCGGCGGCCGGCGTGTAGTCGAGAAGATCGCCCTTTTGAACATAAGAAGCCATTAGATCACCTGCTTTCTGTGTTTGTGGGTTTGAAATCCCGGCGGGCTGGCACGATCACCAGCCCGCCGGGGTTATGGTCAGGTCGCCGAATCGCACTTGACGCCGGCGAGGTACTCGGCCTTGGCGACGCCAAAGTCGAAGTAGCCACGCATCTGCACGCCGAGCGTGTTGAAGTCGGCTTCGGCCGTCTCCACGATCGGGCTTTGAACGCCGTTGAGGAACGCCACCTCCATCACCGGCAGATCGGCCGGCGATGCGAGGAGGTAGTAGTCGGTCGCGTTGGTCAGGTAGGTCGAGGCGACTACCTGGTAGCGACCGGCAAGGACGTTGCGATCCGGCTGGCCGCCCGTGGCACCGCTCTGGATCAGGGTCGAGCCCATGATCTCAGCCGCGGCGAGCTCCAGGTCGACCGGCACGAGGAGAATCCGCGGATCCACCGCGACGGGGTTGCCGTCGGGATCGGTGAGCTTGCGGAACTTCGTGGCGAGCGCCTTGAGGTTCGTCAGGTTGAGGGCCAGCGAACCGGCCGACAGGTTGCCGCGGGCGTTCGTGAAGAACGACCCATCGTTGACGAACTCAGCCCAGAACACGTCGTTCAACTTCAGCGCACCACCGCGACCGATCCGCTGCGGAACCGCCGTCAACGCCGAGAGGTCGTCGTTGATGAGGTCCGTACGGGTCACGCTCGTCATGATGCCGTAGGTGTCGGCCGAGATCGTCCGGCTCTCCTCGGAGGCCGCGGCGTTCTTGAGCTCGCCACCGTTGGCAACCTTGTCGAACTTGAACCCACCGTTCAGCCGGTAGCTCGTGAGCGTCTTGAAGTCGTTCACGCTGCGCACCGTCGAAATCTGCCGCCAGGCCGACTCGACGCTGTTGAACCCGGCGAGGAGGAACTTGTTCGCCGTGTTCGACAGGATGCCACTGATCGCGTGGGTCGCCCACGCGGCGGCCAGGATCGGACGCAGCGTCGAGGCGTTCAGGCGGCGCGGGCCGTCGTAGCCGTTTGCTGCGGCAGCCTGGACAATCACCTCGCCGAGCGAGAGCTCGCGGCGGGCCTTGTGGGCCGCTTCGAGCGTCTTCTCGTCGTAGTGCTTCTCTGCACCGGACAGGCCGCCCTGGAGGGCGAAGGACGCCTCGATCACCTGCGAGGTGAGCGGGGCAGGGGTGGCGACGTGAACCGCCGGGGCGGCGGGCCGCTCGTCGCGGGTAGCGTTGAGCTTTTCCATCTTGCTGACCTTTTCGTTGAGGGCTTCGATATGGGCCTTGAGCTCGTCGCTCACGCTGGCCTGGACAGGGGCTTCCACGGCGACGCTCGCCGGGGCTTCCACCGCGGCAGCCACGACGGGCTCCTCGATGGGCGACTGGTTGGCGTTGTCCGCCATGGGTTGCTCCTGGGCCTCTTCGGCCGCGATAGAGATTGCCGTGCTGCGATCCGCCCCTAACGCCACGAATGACGTTTCGCGGAGGGTCGACGCACGAACGATGCGGACGGGCCCAACGTGAGCCTGTCCGTTTGCGGTGGTGGATTGGTCGTCGCCGAACTTGAGATGCCGACCAACGTCGGCCCCTACGCTCGCCTGCCACTCGTAGCCGGCGGCGGCCAGCGCGAGCACCTGGCGGGCGGTGTCGGAGTCGGCGAGGATCTCGCCCTCGACGATGAGCTCGTTGCCTTGGACGCTCGGGCGGCCTTGGCCGAGGATCGACCCGAGCGAGTAGTCGTGGCCCATGACGATCGGCACGGTGCTTGGGAGCGTCATGCCGGCGAGGTCGATCACAACGGGCTCGCGGCTCCACGCCTGGCGGATCGGGGCGCCGGTGTACGCGACGATCTTGAATTTCTTCGGGCCGGCGGCGGCCTCGCCGTCGGCGGCCTGGAGGAACGTCACGTTCGAGGCGAGCTTGATGTTGTCGGCCATCACAAAAACTCCATGAGGTCGGAGATGTCGTCGAAGCCCTCGAAGTCGGCGGCGATCATGCGGCGGCGTCCTCGGGCTGCATCGGTTGCGGTGCGGCGTCGGCCATCTGGAGGCCGAGCTCGCCCATCAGGGCCCGCTCGGCGGCGATCTGCCTCAACTCCACGTCCCACCTTTTGCCCTGGCGGCTGTATTCGGCGGCGAGCGTGGTAGTGAGCGTGCGGAGGCGCGTCTCGGCGGCGCCTGCCTCCTTGGATGGGTCGACGTGCTCTTTGCCGTCCCAGACCCAGCCCCAGTTCCATTCCGAGAACGGCGGCAGGCCGTCGGGCAAAATGCCGGCGAGCGTCGCCTCGTTGACCCACGCGGCGAGCACGCGGTCGAGCATCGTGCGTTCGAGTTGGTCACGCTCGACGCGCTGGTTCATCGCATGGACTTGGTGATCCATGCGGCCGGAGGCGTAGTTGTAAGACGACGAATCGAGTGCGGCGACGTTGTATGGCAGTTGGAGGCAGCGCGAGATTTCGTTGAGGATGCAGCGGACGAACGCCGGGTATTGCGTCGTCGGTTGCTCGGCCTTGAGTTGGGAGATGTCCCATCCCTCAGGGAGCGTCGTGAGCGTTCGCTTGGAAATCTCCAGGGCCGCAAAGGCGTCGATCTCGTCGACCTCGGCTGCCGGGCTGTTTGAGTGGATGAACGCCGCCAGGTCGGCCGCCGTCTCCGCCGCGGCGATCACGGCCTCGGTGTAGCGGCGGAGTTGGCCGAAGAGCTTGAGCGCCGGGGCCACCTCTGGAACGCCGCGATGTTGGCCCGCCCGCGAGGGCTTGAACCAATGCACCATCTGCCCGGCGGGCACCCGCTGAAATTCAAGGTTGTTGACGCGGAAGTTTGAGCCGGGGTGGAAGTTGAGCACCTGGTAGGCAATGACGTTCCCTACCTCGTCGAACTCCAGGCCGTCGACCGTGTTGCCCTCGGGCGTGATCGTCTGCCGCATGAGCTCCGTCGGCGTCGCCACCATCTCCGCCTCGACGAGCCGGAGGTCGAGTTGCACGCCCGCGAGACGCGGGTTGTTGACCATGAGGGCGAAGGCTTCGCCGTCCACAACGAGAGCCTCGCGCATCGTGCGGAGTTTCGCCGGGAGGTCGATGAGCCAGCCCCAATCGAAGAACAGCCGCTCCACCTGGCGGGCCGCCTCGTCGTCCCCGATGTCGAGTTGGAGGCGCGGGCCGGTGCCGATCAAGTCGTTGGCGAGCGTGGCCGAGATGCCAGCGAGGTACGAGTTGTTGGCCCGCTCGTAGCGGGCCCGGTTGCGGAGCGTGCGGCGGACGCTCGGCGAGAGGGCCGCGTCGGCCGCGAATGCGTCTGCGTTGGCCCAGTGGCGGTAATCGTCGCCACGCTCGGCCGAATCGTACTTGGCGCGCACGATCGGCAACGCCGCCGGGCGGGGCGTTTGGCGGCCACGAAAGAGGTCGAGAAACGCCACCTAGATCGTTCCCGGCGGGATGATTTTGTTGAACCGCAAGCCGCGATGTTTGTTGGTCGGCGCCGCCGCCGCCTTGGCGGCGAGGTACTTGTCGGCCTCGATGATCTGGTCGAGGTCGTGTGCCTCGACCTCGCCTGCGTCGGTGCGGACGCGCTTGGGGCCGACCGCCGCCTCTGCGAGCTTGTTGGAAACTTCGTCGCTCATTGCTGCGACGGTAGGGCAAAAGAGGCCCGAGGCCGTAGGGGGTGTGTCGGCTACGCCGCCACCCAGTCGCTACCCTCGCGCCTGTAACGATGCACCTCGGCGAAGCAAAGCCGCCGCGCGATCATCTCAGTCGACTCGGAGAACACCTGGAGAATGCGGCCACGCTCCAAGACTCCAGCCGCCACAAGGGCGGCCGACAGCGCCGAGGCTATGCCGCGGCCGCGGTGTCGTTCGTCGGTAAACATCTCAAGCGTCTGCGAACCCTGCCAGACGTGGGACGCGGCCCAGCCCACGAGCGCCCCGTCGTGGTGCCAAATGGCGATAGGGGCGCAACTTGACGCCTCCCCGTTCATCACGCCGATTATCTCGCGTTGGAAGTCTGAGCCCTGGCGGCAGAGGCGGCGCACGATGGCGATACAGTCCGCAGGGTCGAGACCGTCGACAGTGGTGATCGTGATTTGGTTCATGTTTTGAGCCTGGTCACCGTGATAACACGTTTCCCGTTTGGGCCGGCGGGGATGGAGACTTTACGGCGCTGCCGGCCTCCGGCCTCGGTGGCGATCGGATGGACGCCAGCGATACTCGCGGCGACGGCCGAGCCGACCAGGCAGTCGAGCCAGTGGTTGTCGCGACCCGCCATTTTCCATTCGTCCACGACCCGACCACGGGCCTCGGTACGGACGGGGTATTCGCTCGTCAAGTGCTCAAAGAGGAGGTCGTGCTCGCCGGCGTGAAAGGCGATCGACTCAGGGTCGCCCATTGCCAGCCGCAGCCGCGCCGCCACGAACGTCTTGAAATAATTTGTGTCGTAAAGAACAGACCGCTGGCCTTCGCTGATCTGGCCGATCTTCCAGTTGAGGCCGATCCGGTCGCCGCGCCCCTTCTTCTCGCCAATAGGTTGCGAGCTCGCCCCGATACCTTTGCCGTGGCTCGGCAGGATGGCACCGGCAAACGGCGTGCGGCGGCAAAACGTGCGCACGGTCCCTGTGCTCTGCCCCCAGTTGGCGTCGATCAAGAGTTGCGAGACGCGCATCGCCGCCCCGTCCTCGCGCGTCCAGTCGCGGCCGAGGAGGAGTTTCGCCACCTGCTCTAAGCCGGCACTCAGCGCCGCCTCGAACCCGGCACCCTTGGCCGCCTGGGCGAGCGTCCGCTTGGCGTGCTTCGCCTCGAAGAACGTGGACGCCTGGTCGGGGTAGCACCCATAGGCCACGACGTGCCCGCCGAAGCTCTGGTTCCACGAGGCGACCAGCCAGAACAGGAGTTTCTCTTGCACGTCGACGAACGCCGTAAGCGTCTGGTGGTCGAGTGGGATTTTCCCACGCTCCAAGGTCGTGGCCCGTAGGGCGAGCGACCGCTTGTCGAGTTTGTCGCTCGCGATGTCGTCGGCGATCGGCTGGTTTTGATACTCCGCCAAAAACGCCGACTCGCCGCGGTCGATGCGCAGATTCCAGGCGTGTTGGATCGCGGAGAGCTCGTCGTCGTTCTTTCGCTCGGGCCACGCCACGCGCGACCCGGCGTCCATGGCGGCTTGATTCGCCCGGTAGTGCTCATGGGCTGCCGCGGTGCCCGTGCCGTTGCGTTGCCCCTCGCGGCGGAGCTCGGCGTATTGGCTCCAGAGGTCTTCGGCCGTCGGCCAGTCGTAGACGAGCCGCGTACGCTCGCCCTGCCAGGCCGGGTGCTTCGCCCGGTCGAGCAGGCGGTCGGCCAGATCGTCGGGCCGGATGACCGTGATCGTGGCGAGGCCGCTGATCTTCGCGCCCGGCCCGGCGAGGCCGAGGATCGCACCGGAGAGGATTCGCTCGCGGGTTGCGCACTGCGACGGCGAGCCGGCCGACTCGTCGGTCTGCGGGTCGTCGATCAAGACGAGCGATGGCCGCACCGTCTTGCCGTCCGCCCGAATGTGCTGGGCACCTCTGATGCGGCCGGTGATCCCGGCCACTCGCACGGCGGCACCGGCCGACGGGGCGCCTGGGATCCAGGCTAAGGTGATCTGGTCCGCGGTCCATTCGAGTTGTGTCGGCTGCCCGTTGTAGGTCTGCCCCTTGGCTCGCTGGCTGATCCGCTCCAAGGCGCGAATCGGGTAGCACGCTGCCGGGAAGTCTTCGAGGAGGAGGTCGTTCGTTTCGAGGTGGACCTTGATCACGTCGAGCATCTGGCAGGCGATCGCCTGGTCGGCGCCGACAAGCATCACGAACGGCCGATGGCCGCACAGCATCGACCAGAGGCAGGCCCAGATACAGAGCGTCGACTTGCCGGAGCCGCGGGGCATGGCAAAGGCGAAGAGCTCGCCGCGGAGAACTGACGCCTCGATCTTGCTGATCGCCGTCAGGTGGTCGGGCGACCATGCGAGCGGGAAAGATTCCTGCCCGTACGTCTCGCAGAATTGCCGAAAGTTTCTTAGGCAAGCGTCGCGGCGTTTCGGGTCGACCACGCCGGGGAGCTCGCCGATGTCGCGGGCCGTGGTGGTGATCGACCGCGAACGCTTGCCGGCGTCCGCCTTCTGGCGGTCGTAGCGGTCGCGGGCCTGGTTTTCGCGGAGCGTCCGGTCGGAAGTGCGTGCCATGCGGAAAAACGCCGTGATTTGTAACGCTGCGAGCGGAAACGGCTTGTTTTCTAGGGAAACTCAACCGCCAGCCGGCCGCCCATGGTCAAAAACAGTGTGAAAACAAGGT